CTCTTTGGATTATGTATAGCAAGTATATGGATGACCTTGCACCATATGAGAAGAAACTTGTTACTCAGTATCAAAAGTTAATTAAGGAAAATAATCCTTTACTTTCAGATAATAAAGTAACTAAACTTGCTAAGGCTCAGGCAGAGAAGCAGGTAGTTGAGTTATCTTGGAATGGCGCAGTAAATGAGTTAATAACATTTGCTGATAATCCAAATGTTAAGAGTAATCTTGCTGTATCTGTCCGTGCCGTTGGCCGTTTCTATAGAGCAACAGAGGATTTCTACCGCCGTATATATCGTTTATATACAAAGAAGCCATTGCAAACCCTGTATCGTTTAAGACTTTTACACACAGGATTACAAGCAAGTGGTGATATATATGAGGATGATAAGGGCGATTTATACGTAACCTTCCCAACGGATATCATTATTAATTCTGCGGTAAATCCTATTATTAAAGCATTAGGTGGCGATGATGATTTTAAAGTTCCATCATTTAATGACTTTGCTATTAAGTTAAGATTAATTAACCCATCATTTGCTCCTGATGCTGGTCAACCAGCCTTTAGCGGCCCAGTGTCTGCAGTTGGTTTATTAACATTAAAGTCTTTCTTACGTGAACTACCTTTAATTCCAGGACCTATTAAAGAGAAGATTGAACCAACAGCAAGTAAGGCTGCAGATGCAGTTAATAACATTGCCCTTGGTAATATAGGTAAAAACTTAGACCTACGTGAGGCAGTAATGCCATTGTTAGGTTCTACAATTTGGACTACTTTATCTCCGACAGAAGCAGATAGACAAAAATCTACAGCAGTGCTTCAGGCTATATCTTACTTCCAAGCATATGGATATAACCTACCTGCTGATGCTACAGTTGAAGAAACAGATAAATACTTAAGTAATATAAAGATTGCTACTAACTCAATTGTTGTAGCACGTAATATGTTAGGTCAAATATCACCAGCATATCCAGCATTAAGAGATACAAAAGACCTGCCAAACTATATGAAGAATGCTGGTATTACTTCATTCAAGGCAGAGTTCTGGGATATCTATAACAGCATTCTTCGCAATGATTCAGAGAATGCATTGGATGCATTTGACTTAGCCTTGGCTACATTTATTGGCAAGAACCCAGGTAAGTTAGCCTACATAGTTCCTAGAAACAATAGCACTATGAAGGTCTTTATTAATAAGACAGAAGAGGTAAAGAACTGGGCTGTTAATAATTCTAAGTTCATAGATACATATGGTGAAACTGCATATATCTTTGCCCCTAGGGTAGGAGAATATAACCCAGATGTTTATGCCTGGATGGAATCTGAGGGCATACTAAGGTTTCCAAAAGGTAAAGATGAGTTCAATAATTATCTAAAGAACTATCTAAAAGATGTTCAACTATCAGAAGACCGTGAGACTTACTTTGCAATTGAGAGTAATCAAAAGGCTGAGTTAGCAAAAACTGCTGATGTTGGTGAGCGTAAACAAATTATCTATAAAGCACAACAGGCTCGTAAGTCTATGTTAAATTCTAACCCATACCTAAAGGCAGAAATTATGGGCAACATAGATAATCAGGGTGAACTAGAGGTTAAGTTCAGAGAGTTATCAGAGATAGTATCTACTAAAGATAGCCCACTGGATAAGCGTTCAAGGGCTGCTATGCAACTAGTTGTTTCTGAAATGAGTCAGTTCTTAAGCATTGCTCAGGATAAAGATATGGCTAGTCGTTATGACTTTAGTGAAGTAAAAGCAGCAAAGAAGAAAAACATTAATAAGATAATTGAAGAGTACAGCAAAACATACCCAGAGGTTAGAGAGGCAAATCGTTTGATTTTCCGTTCACTATTAAACTCATACTCTAAGGATGTTACAACAGCAAGAGCACAGGAGGAGTAGTATGGGTGACCGTCCATTTGAAGTAGAAGCGCAAAAGAAGTCACAAGACTACGAAGACCTAAATAAATTTTTTGGTCCAGATGGTGATTATCGAATTACCTTTGACCAGTATGGTAGATATCGTCAGTTAGTTAAAAAGGATGGTGACCAGACTGTTCAGTATTTTCTATATGTATATCCAGATGGCAACTTTGATGTTCTAACTGGAAGCCAGTATGTTGCTCAAATTAAGAAAGATAATCCTGGCAAAAAACTAGAAACAATTAGAACAAGTTTATATAATTCTGGCACATTAGATAAAACTGGATATGCTACTAAAGATAATAATGCCCTTGCTACTGCAATTTTAAAGGCTGGTTCTACACAATCTGTAGATGAAGTAGATGCTTTTCTTGCTAATAAAGATACTGCTTTAACACCATTTTTTGATTGGGCAACAACTCGTCCATCCGCTGGTGTAGGTGGTCCTACTAAGAGTAGAACTGAAACTACAGAAGCAGATGCTGCTGAGATGATAAATAACTACACTCAGCAGTTACTAGATAGACCAGCAACTGAAGAAGAAAAGAAGTTATTCTTTCAGAAGATTAAATCTGCAGAAAAACTAGCCATAGTTACCCGTAAAGAAGTTGGCGGTGTAGAAGTAACCAGTGGTTCTAAACTAGCAGATACTGATTATAGAGAGATTGCTTTTGATACACTTAGAAAATCAGTATCATCTTTAACAGATGAAGAGATAGGCAAAGGTACTGGAGCATTAAGTCAATCAGTATCTAGTTTAAAAGAGTTTGCAACTCAGTATGGTATTAACCTTTCTAACCGTGAAGCATTTAATCAGGTAATGAATGGTATGGTGGAAGGTGGAACCCTTACCACTGGTAAATTAGATTCACAACAACAGGCTATTAAGAATATGGCTAAAACTTTCTACCCTAGTATGGCAAACATTATTGATAATGGTGGAACAGTTTCTTCAGTAGCAGACCAATTTGCTACTGCAATGTCTAATATTCTTGAGATACCATCACAATCAATTAACGTGTTTGATAAGAGGATTCAAAAAGCCCTCGCTAATAATGGAAAACCAGGTGTTATGACTCAAACAGAATTTGAGGTTATGTTGAGAAACGAACCAGAGTGGGCTAAGACTAAGAATGCTAGAGAAGAAGCAGCAGGCTACGCTACAAGTATTCTTCAGAGTTTTGGATTGATGGCATAATGGCAACTAAAGCAGAAATAGCAGCAGCACAAGCAGCCGAATCAAGACGTATTCAAAATCTAGCCAATGCACAGGCTCAAGCAGCAGCAGCACAAACTAAGTTGGCGGAAGCACAAGTTGGTGCTAAAGGCAAAACTGGTGATGTTATATTTGAAAAGGCTTTGGCTGGCATTAGTAATTACGGACTTGATGCTGGTGCAGCAAGAGGTTTGGCAGCAATGTCTGCTAGATATGGTTTACAAGCCGCAGCACTTAATGCTTACACTGGCGAGAATGTTGGTTATAATATTTCTGAGCAGACAAAGGCTGAACAAGCAGCATTAGATGCAGCAAATCAATTAGTCTCTGGCTATAGCACTCCAATAAATATTCCACAAGAAGATAAGAAGCCTGAGATATCAAGTGAGATATCAGATGCTTTTGCTTTCTTAAAAGATGCTTTTACTGATTATGGTTTGGAAAGTTTAGTTCCAATAATTGAAAGTTATATGAGACAGGGTATTGGTCCTAAGCAAGCAGCCGTATTATTAAAGCAAGAGCAAGCCTATAAAACAAGATTTGCTGGTAATGAAAAACGTAGAACTGCTGGATTAAATGTACTATCAGAGGCAGAGTATCTTGCACTAGAAGATGCCTATAGCCAAACGCTTAAAGCATATGGTCAGGAAACATACTTTGGTGCAGACCGTGCAACCCGCCAATCTAAAATGGCAGGTTTAATTGGCGGAGATGTATCTGCTACTGAATTTAAAGATAGAATTGATTTGGCTGTTACTAGAGTTAAAAGTGCTGATACAGCAATTAAGACTCAATTAAAAGCATATTACAGTATTGAAGATGCTGACCTAGTTGGATACTTCTTAGACCCAACACAGAACCTTCCTAAGTTAGAAGAGAAGGTTAAAGCAGCAGAGATTGGTAGTGCAGCAGCAGCACAAAATCTAGTAACTAGTATGGCAACTGCTGAAGACTTAGCCAAGTTTGGTGTTGACTTAGCAACTGCACGTAAGGGTTATGCTGCGATTGCCAATGTATTACCTACTGCAGGTAAACTGGGTGAGATATACGCAGAGGAAGGTATTACTTACGGCCAAGCAGAAGCAGAGTCAGAAACATTTAAAGGCTTAGCATCTGCCCAGCGCAAGAGATTAAGGTTAGCAGAAAAAGAAATTGCTACATTTAGTGGCAGTTCAGGTTTAAGTAGAGCCTCTTTGACACAAAAGTCAACAGGACAAATATAGATTCCCTACACGGATATACCAGCCCCGTGAGGTGTATAAGCCTGGTAGTAGAAGCCAGCCAGTTTCCCCGAACTGAACTGTGGTCTACGAACTAATCAACGAATAGAAAGGGTGGTTGCTATGAGCAACAATTACTGGGAAGACGAAGACGAAGACCAAGATAACGATACACCTCTGCAAGGTGATGACTTAGTTAAGAAACTAAGAAAAGCCAAACGTGCAGATGAGAAGCGTATCAAGGAACTTACTGAGCAACTTGAGGGTTTAACCAAGGTGCAGCGTGAGCGAGTCGTCAAAGAAGTCCTAGAGAAAAAAGGTGTAAACCTTAAAGCAGCAAGACTGGTACTAAAAGACTTAGATGATGTTAGCGAAGATACAGTTTCTAACTGGCTTGACGATAACGCAGATTTATTTGGAATTAACGTTCCTGCCAAGTCTAACGCAGCAGATAACGAATCCCTTGCGGCATTGCGCCAGCAAGATGTAGTTACTCAAGGGGCTATTACACCAGACCGTGAGCAAGACTTTAACTCAAGAATCGACAATGCAGAATCTGCCGATGAGTTAATTGCATTATTGCGGTCACAACAATAATAATTTCCGTTCATAGTCACTTGGAGGTGACGAAATGCCTACAGTAAATTACACAACCACAGGTTCATCCTCTCTTGGAGGAACCGCTGGTTCTGCTGGCTTAGTTCAAAAGGCGTATGACCGTCTTCTTGAATTCGCTCTCCGTTCTGAACCACTAATTCGTTCAGTTGCAGATAAGCGTCCAGCAAGACAAGCAATCCCAGGTTCAACAGTTGTTCTACAACGCTACGTTGACCTTTCAACAGCAACATCACCATTGACAGAGACAGATGATGTCGATTCAGTGGCGCTGTCTACACCAACCTCAGTAACCATTACTCTTTCAGAGTACGGTAACTCAGTATTGGTAACTCGTGCATTAGAGTTATTCTCTCTTGCAGATGTAGACCCAGCAATTGCTAACATCATTGCATTTAACCTAGCAGATTCTATTGACTCTATCGCAATGACAACATTGCGTCAAGGTTCAAACGTAATCTATTCAGGTTCAACAGCAACTTCAACTGCAACAATTACTTCAGCAGCAACTCTAAGTTCTGCTAACGTTCTAAAGGCAGTTGCAAAACTACGTGCTAACAAAGCAGTACCTCGTAAGGGTACAAACTTCTGGGCTGGTATTCACCCAGAGGTATCACACGATTTCCGCCTTGCTACTGACACAGGTAACTGGTTAGTACCAAACCAATACGGTGCTTCACAAGACCGCGTATGGGCTGGAGAAATCGGTGTATACGGCGGAGCATACTTCGTAGAGACTCCACGTATGTACAAGGCTGCAGATGGTTCTGGTGGAACCGCTGCTAACAGCGTATACCGCACAATTATTGCGGGACAGCAAGCACTTGCTGAGGCTGTAGCAGAAGAGCCACACACAGTAATCGGACCAGTAGTGGACCGCTTGATGCGTCATCGCCCAATGGGCTGGTACGGCGTACTAGGCTTTGCTCGCTACCGCGAAGAGGCTCTATACAGAATCGAATCAGGTTCTTCAATCGCTGCTTAGTTGATTGACGGTTGGGCACTGTTTATGCAGTGCCTAACAGTAAGTTCATTAAGGAGAACAATGGCATATTATTTATTTAAAACACCTAATGTAGAAGAGGGACCAGCAGGTGGTGCTAGGCTGTTTTACTTTTATAAATTAAATAGGGGTATCAGTATTGCTAAATCTGGTGCTACTTATTCACAAGTAAGATATCCAGTAGATGAAGATATAGCAAACTATGATGAATTTTATCGTGGTGGTTATACCCATACGGTTGACGATACAACTAGGGCAGCATTAATTGCTGGTAATGTTGGTGTTACTTCAGCCAACTTTACAGCACTATGAGTTTACATCAAGAGAGAACTCATCCAGAGTTTGTAGAAGGATGCTTTGGTTGCAAGATTAGTACTCTAGAGTTAGCACCTGGAGATGCTAGAAAACCAATAGCCCAGAAGAAATGGGACGGAGAATTGGCTGCTTATCGGGCTGCTAGAGCCGAAGGCATCCAACCAGGAGGGACAACTTGGCGGCAAATTAATGCAGCACGGGAAGCCTCTGANAAGTTAAACAAACCATATNATGCANACACTATGCCAGCGGCTCAGAAGATAGACCAACGGGTAGCAAACACAATGCGAGAGGTAGGAATGTAATGCCAAAAGTAGGAAAGAAAAAGTTCCCATATACTGCTAAGGGTAAGGCTGCAGCCAAGGCTTATGCCAAGGGCGAGAAGATGGAATCTAAAGCAGAGAAGAAAATGGAAATGAAAAAGGGTATGAAGAAGATGGTTATGAAAAAGATGGGCAAGAAGAAGTAATATGGCTAGCCCTAAACCTAAATCAACCCCTAAGCCTAAAGCAACAACAAAATCTCAATTAACACAAAGAGAAATTGATATTCTTAAAAAATTTCAAGAATCAATATCTCCTAAAGGTGTGGCTGCAGCCGAGGCTGCTGCTAAAAAAGCACTT